AACACAGAGCGGGTATGTGCGGATTCCCATTAATAGTATATAAAGGAGGCGGTTCTGTTATAGCCGCTATTCATTCTGGAGGCGTGTCAGATACCCCTGACGCTTACGCTACTGCATTCATATATTCTGAGATAATTGAAGGGTGCGAGGTTCTCACTCAGAATGGAATATTCCCAGTATTATCGGAAAGTGAAAACTTACACCAGTGCGATATGCCTGGCGTTCGATCCCCTTTCCGATATGAGATTCTTGAAAATATTCGTTATTTCGGTAAATTACGCGACAGAGAAATAAACATGAATCAGAAATCAAAGGTTCGTAGAAGTAGTGTTGGGGAGAAACTTATTCGACCTTTAAGATCTGTTCTGAAAAATGCTCAGGAAGAAAAATATGGTCCTCCTCCTATGAAACCTTTTATGTCTCATGGTAAATATTTTTCACCGTGGAACATTGCTTTGAAGAGCATTGCTCAACCTCGTTCCGCTCTTAATTCATGTATTTTGAATAAGGTTATTGAAACCTTATCAAAACGGATAATTGACGGGATTGGGGACACAGAGTTGAAACCTCTTGACCTCGAATCAGCGATAAATGGTGTGTCATATGATCCTTTTACCCGCCGCATGAACACGAGCACTGCCTCTGGTTTCGGATGGGAAGGAAAGAAAAGCACTATACTTCCCATCGTTTTAGACGAGAATAATCAAGTGATACGTGAACCGGTTGACGATTTAAAGGCACGAATAATCTCGAAAATTGATGAATATATCGAAGAGAAATCCTTTGGATATGTCTATGAGGCCAAATTGAAAGATGAACCTCGTCTCATGGAGAAAAATTTGGTAGGGAAGACACGTGTATTTTATGTCTCCCCCACTGAAGATGTTATTATATCTAGGATGTTTCTTTCTCCCTTTTACACTCATATGGTGGAGAAAAGTGACTTATTCTGTACCGCTATAGGTATAAATATGCATGTGGGGAGCTCCGATGTAGTTGAACCATTGTTGCAATTTTCTTCGAACATTATGGAAGGTGATTATAGCGCTTATGACCAACACATGCCTCACGATATTTCTCGTGCTGCATATTCTGTGATTTATAATGTTCTTTCTGAGGTAGGGTATAATAAATGTGCACTACGCATCGTTAGAGGAATATTGAGTGACAACTTATTTCCTTTGGTTGAGATGAATGGAGATTTATTTGAAGCTGCTGGGTTGCAACCTTCAGGGAAATACGCAACCGCTGAGGATAATTCCTTGAAAGGTATTATTTTACTTATGTATGCATGGTATGCGAATCCCGCATTATGCGGGAAAGATTTTTTCCAGTACGTTCGTCCAATAGTGTATGGCGACGATATGTTGGCATCGGTAAAGGAATGTGTGTCGGATTTATACAATAATCAGACGTATCAAAGTGCTTGTAATGATTTGTTTGATATG